TTAAATAATCTCTTTATTTTCTTGTAGTTTTCTACGATAGATTAAGTTGTATTTTATATCCTGTACATTCATAGGCGGCAAGGAATCATATAATAGTGACATTTTTTGCTGCCTTTTTTCTTGTAATTGTAGACGTTGTTTTAAGTAGGATTCATCATAAGTTTCAATGTAGAGATAGCGGCAAAGTTCATTAGCACGTAGACAGTTATCCATATATTCATTACGTAAGCGGGTAGTGTCCATAGTACAATAGTATTCGACATATTTAGGCATAGATTTAAGACAGACCTGAGTAGGCAAGAACCAATATTTTTTGAGAATAGTTTTTTCATTATCTTCAATGTGGAATTTATATGTAGGGTCAAGAACCTGGACAATAGAGATACGTTTAGAGATAAGTTTACACAGTTCAGTATGGGCATCACGAATCTGTTTAGGTAATACAACCGAGAGAGTAGGAAAGTAGATACGGCGGAAATAGCCGGGCATAGTCATAGTCTGAGTATATCCGGTAAAAGGATCAGTAGCAGTCATTTTTGTATCATCAGGATGTGAACGGTAGTGTTCTAGGAATTTACGGGCATATTCAGCACCGAGACCTCCATTTTTACGGGAAGTCAGGAAGAACAGAGGGTTTTTACCTTTCGGAGGAGTATAGCATTTTTTCATGTATTTCATAACGTAGGAAATAGCACCTTGTTTACATGGGAGACAGTAGGCAAAGCCGAGAGATTCCATAACGGGCGAACCGTCAGAGTTATATTTACCATTATGAGCAACCCAAGCGGATTCAATGAAGTGAAGAACAGAAGTAACAGTACGAAAATGTTCAGAATCATTGGGAAAGTTCCATAGAATCATATGATAGTGCGGGCGTTTGGATTTAGTACCATATTCACCGACAGCAACATAACGCAGGTTATGAGAAATGTTTAGACGGTCTAGTTTAATACGCAGACGCTTAAGGAATAATTGAATTTCCTCTTTAAAGATACCACATTTGGGCAAGTGTTTAGGATTGTATGTAAGTGTAAGAAAGTAAGGCATAGAAGTAGCGGTAGCAGATTCACAGACAGCACGGAAAGACCACTCACGGGACTTTTTATCACGACAAAGCTCACATTTACCACAGGGAACGAGCATGAACATAGGGAAAGTTTCACCAGTATGTTTATTAATAATATAGAAATCATCTATATTTTCAGAAGTAACACCAAAACGATAGGGATTAAAGTGCCATTCAGGAAAGGAGTATTTATAATACTCCGCAATCGAGTTAGTTATAGTTATTTCCTGATTAGGAGTATGATATGTTTTATAGGTAGTAAGAAGATACTTGAGATTAGAATTCCGTATAACTACGGGATTCTCGCAATATATTTGTTTCATAAATTCACGGAAGGAATACTTAGGGCAATTCGCAACTGAAAGCTAGATTTAAAACGCTCATTTTCAGAGGCGTGTCAGTTGCTCTGTATATATCAAGTTATTGGAGACGATTTTAGAAGAAATCGTAAAAAAGCAGGGTAACAACCCTGCTATTTAAGTGGTGAAATCTTTTGGATAATATATCCAAGAGAATTAAAGAACGTAGAGACAATATGCTCCTTACCATCAGCACCAAGACGAACAGACAAGTTTAAAGACTTCTCTAAATTATCAGTTTGAAGAGACTTAATAAGCTCCGATTTTTCTGCATTAGAAAGCCTAGTACTCTCTTGTATAAGTTGTTCAGTACCTTGTTTTAAAAAGGTAAGAGCAGCAGTAGCATCATTTACGTTAGTACGGGAGATAGCTTCAGCTATTTCATAAGGCAACACATTAAGAATGCGCCTAGTATTAGCATGATTAAGACCGACACGACTAAGTATTTCAGAAATCTCATAACGTTGTTTATCCTTTTTTAAGTTGTATTCAAGAATAGCTTGAACTTGTTGAAAAGTACGATTTTCCATTTGACTCTGCAAATCCTCAATTTTCTTTTGAGATTCTTTAACGGATTGTTGCATAACTTTAATCTGTTCAACAGCAACTTCGACTTGCTTGCCTTTTAATCCGGCATCGGCTAAACGCTGTTTAACGTCAGCTTCATTTATTTCTGTCTGACCTTTCAAAAGTTTAGGCAACCATTCGTTATTGATAGTCTGACCGACTGCCTCAGCATCCGTTTTATCGGCTTGAGACTCTGCAAGCTTCGCTTGCGCATTCGTAAGACGAGTAGCGGCAGCTTGAGAAACCATATCGCCAATAGTACGCTTATTGGCAAGGTTGGAAACATCCGTAGGCTGAGAACCGTCTCCGGCAGTCATTTCAGGAGAAGCGGCAGAAAGGTTCTGTTGTCCGTATATCAAATCAGAATTCAAACCAGCAGCCTTATAACGTGCCATTTGAGCGGCAGGCGTATTGTAGGCATTTTCACGATTCCATTGGTCTATATTCCATTGGTTTTGCTGTTTGGCAAGATTCAAATTCCATTCACGATTCTTCTGATTTTCCTCTTTTTGGGCGGCTATCTGTTTGTCTATATTCTTATTTTGTTGGAAGCCGCCTATAAATGAACCAATAGCGCCCAAAGGATTGAGCGCTAAATTTGTAGTAAAAGCCATAATTATCCGAATTTACGTTTATCAACTTTGTGAGCTTTAAGTACTTTATTTTTGGCAACCTGTTCGAGTTCCCAAAGTTCGCACATATCGGCAGAACGTTTAAAAACGGGGTCAACATCCCAAGATTTAGAAGCAGAAATAGAATCACCTTCAAGGAATTGTTTTTCATTGGGAAGGTTCACGGCTATTCCTCTGTCAGTCAAATCCTTGATATTCTGAGGGGTAAGTGCTAGATTCGGTTTTGTAATCTCGTAATCAATACCTGTCTGGAGTTTACAGGTTACAGGCTTAAGTTGTGCTTTCAAAATTCTTTGTGCCATGATTTTTAGTTTTTAATTGTTTATTTTTATTTGGGCGTCCGGGCGGGCTATCCGTTACAAGTCCTCGCTTTGCTGCGGGCTTTTCACTTCTATCCCTGACGCACGCAACAGAGTTGCTATTTATTTGCGTTTCACGCAGAGGGGAAAATACTTTTCCCTTTTAATCTTACGAAATTGCAAAGATAGGTTTCTTTGCCTGACAAGTCCAATGAACATTGTACCAAAAATGGATTAAATACGCGCGCGCGAAACGCACGCACGCATTTAACAATTTTTACTACAATAACCCTTGGCCTAGTCATTCAAAGAGCCAAGATGATGCAATGTCGGAAGAAAAAAAGAAAAAATTATTTTCTTACACCGACTAGTCAAGGCGCGGTATTGCAACACGGGCAATAGGAAGCTTACAGGTAATGTCAAGCCAAATCTGTCCGTATATCTTGTCAGTTGTTTCGGTAACTGCAAACACGTCTGTAACCTGTCCAGGGTCTACAAGCAGGAAACTTTGGGCAAGTTCCGGCTTTTGGTTGAACACCCGATGCATCAGGAAGTTAGACAAGTCAGTACGGAACAAACCGTGCGCTACGTCATACTTTTGGGCATACTCATACCACGGGCGATTGTAACCGAAGGTTTCAGTAAGAGAGTTCGGATTATCGTTGTACGCTTGGATGGGGCATACTTCGTTATACTTAATCGGTTGAAACCCGATAAGATTAAACTCAGGTTGGTAATGCTCCATGAGTCCACGATAAGTGAAATGCTTGGGCAACAATTGAGTATAGACGGGCAGGGGAGTAACAATTAAGATACCCATAATAATAGATTCCTCATCACAGAAGCACTCTATATTGGCATTCGCTTCACCACGGACACCAGCGATACCGGATTGAGAGCCGAGGGCTTCCGAATAAGTCGGATTTTCCTTACCAATATTTTGGTCTACAGTCTGTGTAACGCTGTTAACGTCAATATCACGGGAAACACCACCGAAGAACTCAGGCATAAGTAAGTCAGCATAGCGTACTTTGACATCAAAGCGACCTTCAACGATGTCCTTATAACTGTATCCTTTACGCATATTCAGCTCCAAGAACTTTTGGTAACAGTTCACCATGCGCAAGTCAGGAATGGAAATACCGGAGGTTGCAAGGTCATAAAGTGAACGAGCCTGACGTACTTGTGTACCGTTGTCAAGTTCTATATATTCAACGCCTTCAAGTCCTTCCTCAGATGTTTTGAATGATAAACCGTATTTTTTACCGTCTTCATCGACGAGGGCAGTCTTAACAAGTTCGGTTGTTGTACCGTCTTCATTAGCAACAGTTTGGGCATAGGTAGTAATACCGACAAGAGGCGCATTACCTTGCTGCGGAGACTGAACGGCAGTAGTGAGGAAATCCTTTTCCCAATTCGCATAACGGAGCTCGTAAAGGTTGTTATCTTCACCGCCTTCATCACTAGGAATCCATTTGTTATACTGAACTTGTCCGTTCAAATAGTAGGGATTGTTACGGTTGTCACGGATATAAGCATTATAAATACCTTCGTAAGCACGGAAGCCATAGGCAAGAATCTTTTGTTGTTTATCCTTATTGGAAGATTCAGAATTATACCAAGGTGAGCTATTCAGGTCAATATCACCAACCTGTGCAGTATAAGGTATACCAACATTCCAAGAAGGAATAAAAATAGTAGTAAAATTAGCGTAAGAACTATTAGAGGCATTAGTAGTAAAACCAAAAACAATATCTTTTATTACACCATCCTGCGGAAGGTTAGAAATAGAAATTTGAGAAGCACCGGAGATATTAGTAACACCACCTGTATAATTATAATATTCTTCGTCATTAACACGAAGCATAACAGAAATAGAAGTAGCAGAAGGAACAGAATCAGAAGGTTCCAAAGGTAAAATAACCTGTGTACCTGAATAACGGATATTTAAGTTAAGACGTTGAGTAACAGCGTAAGCAGGCTTAGTAGTAGAAATATTCCTAACAGCAAACAAAGACCAACTAGCACCGGCACCAACCAAATTATCAAAAATTTCCTGTAAAGTAGAAAAACCAGTAGCATAATCCGAAGAAATCGTAAAATCAGAATCAGAAAAAGGGAAAGTAGCTTGATGAGCATAATCACCAACAAGAGTAGTAGGCAAGCCAAGATAATCACCAAGAGAACCAGTAGAAGCCATTTTACGAATTTTATTCATAGAATTAAAATTAATATACGGCTCTTCAAGACCTTCACGGAAGTTGCCAACAAAATCTTTATAGTCCTTCCAAAGAGCACGAACAGGGTAACGATACCAAGAGATACGGGCTTTCATACGTGTCTGAATCGGAAACACCATAGGCATAAATTGCAAGCCAAAACGGGGATTCACACGGAAGGAAGTCTTAGCGGGTACAAGGTCGCAGAAGATAGGGGTGACACGACCAATCTGCGTAGTCAAATTGTTAGCATGAGACCAATCAAAGTTATTTACCTTGACATCATTGTTAGGGTCTAAAGTAGCGTCAAAAATGTTTTGTGACATAATTATTTATTTAAGTTAATATAAGTAGAATCAACTGAGGAAGTACTAGTTTGTTCCGTCTTTTGGGAACTGTTTGAATTATTCTTTGAGACAGAAAGGGAAATCGTGCAAGCGGTAGAAAGGACAATCGCGGAAATTGTCGTAATCGCAGTGCAGACAGCAGTAATAATCTTGTGCCATTGTTCACTAGTTAGTTTCATTAGATACAATTTTAAAATCGGGGTTAATAATTTGTTCATATTTAGCAATAAACAGCTTATCAGGATTATAGCGGGTAAGCTGCTCACGGAATTTTTCAGACTGACGGATAGTATCGAAATCACCCAATTCAAAAGAAGTTATAAATTCCTGAGTGGAACGATACAAGACGGTAAGAGTAACACGTAACAAGAATTCATTTTTACATTTCATAACATTATTCAGTAGCTAGAGACATTGTACAAACATATTGAGGCAAAACACTGATAGACCTGGTTATCTTGCTAGCTTCAAGAACAGTGAGAGCAAAGAGAGTAAAGCGATGAACGGGAACCAACTTTGTAGAACGGGAAACAAAAGAAGGATGAATTACCATATAAATAGTAAAGTCAAAATCACGCTTTTCTTCAAAAGCTTTTTTCATGTTATACTTTTCACACGTTTTCATATTAAACATTAATTATAAGGATTATCACAATAGTGCCAAGTAACATTAGAATACTTTCTCTCAAATTTTGAAAGACGTTTCAAAAACTCTTTATAAGTACACTCAAGATAAGCATACAGACATTGATTATTACAATCATAAGTAATACAAAACCATTGTTTAACCTGTGGATTTTTTGAAGCCATAATACTAAATGCTTTTAATTATCTTACTGACAACAAAGATATAATCAATATTATGTTTAATATATAAAAGGAGTAAATAATAAAACTTTGCTCCTTTTCTGTTTTCTCTTGATTTTTTCGTTCAACTCTCCCAGTCTTCTATCTTTTTTGTAGAATATTGTTTACATATTCTTGTTTTTTCCTTCCCACCCATGCATTATGTACATGTCTTTTTTAGGGGAAGTTAAAACCTTTCC